GCCTTAGATACAATAGCTGGACCTTTGATAAGAACGAGCACTTTAGTATCTGTGTTAGCAGCGATAGTTTCTTCGCCCATTACAATAGCGTCAGCTACTGCAGAACCATCTTCAGCTGTTTGTACAGCGATTTTGTATTTGCCACCTGAGGTGACTTTACCGAGGACGGTGCCCGGTACGTATGACTTAGCAGCTGCTTCGTTAACTGTTACAACTGCACGAGTGTAACCAGTTTCAGCCCATAATTCTTGCTTAACTACGTTTGATAGACGTTTAGCTTCTGTTGCAAATGGATTTGCCATAATTATTTCTCCAATTAATGAAATTATTTAATAAGCTTGGCTTTTAATACTTTTGCCACAGCGGATTCTTGAACTTGTGGTTCTTCTTCTTGAGTTGAAGCACCTTTTTCAACAAACATCTCAGAGGTTTCAACAGTAGTCATCATAGCTTGCATAGCAGCTAAGAAGGCTGTGAAATCGTCTTCAGATTCTAATGATAGAGCAGCCTTAGCGATTGCTTCTACTTTGCTTTCGTCTTTAACGATAGCTTTAACTTGTTCAGTCTTTGCCTTAGCGATAGCTTCTTTTTTGGCAGCTTCGTATTCAGCAATAACTTCTAAAGCTTTTTGTAACTCTACTTTTTGCTCTTCTAGAGCTTTCTGTACTAGTTCAAACTGAGCTTTTTCTACGGTTTCGACTTTTAATTCGTCTTCCATCTTAGATTTCTCCAATTCTTCTTTGTTAACAGAGGTAGATACCTCTTCTTTAATAACCTCGCATGCGGGTGAGGTATCAGTACCTTCTGCAGAAGCAGCAGGTGCGGATTCGGTTGCTTTCTCAATAGATGCAAAAGCTTTTTCAATTAACTCTTGGTCGTTGAGCATAGCTAAATATTCTGTTTCATCTAACTCAGATAATACTTCAGCTAGACTTTCTGCATCATTGGCAGACTTTAAAATTTCAAATGCTTCTAATTTAGATTGAATATAATCTTCGTAGTCGGCAGTTTTAGCTTCTTCAGTTGCTTCAGGTTTTTCGTAGCCCATCATACGAGCTAAAACTTCAGCATCTTCGTAATAAACTGAGAAGAACTTGCGTAAGAAATCTGGCAGTTCCATAGTGACACGGACTTGTTGCATTTTCTGAACGAACTCTTCGCTAAATTTATTAGCTTTTAAGACTAGAGCATAATCGTGCATATTAGCAGGACCACCTTGCTCTTTAGAAACTAGGGCAACATGTGCGCCTTCTTTTTCAAAGCTAATATCCGAGAGTTTTCTCTTTGCTTTGCGTTTGGTTGTTGTCATTATTCTTCCTCTTCAATTGTTTCGACTGCTGCCAAAGCACCAATACTTAAACCGTTAATATCACCTGATTTAATTAACTCCCAAAGATTATCATCTAGGGATTGCACTGTAGCTAACCAAGTACCTTTCTTAACGAATTTATCGCCAAGAACAAAATCAGTAGGACAGCAATAACTCTCACAGAACTCGAAAGTACTTGTTTCAACTAAGTGAAATAAGTTAGCCTTCATAGAGTATTTATTAAAGTTATGACATGCTTTGCGAACTTCTGCTTCTGTAGTAGTATCACCGTGGGCATCAACCTCATCAGGAACCATTACAATAAAAGTTGCTTGTTTTAATTCTTCATCGACAGACTTAGTAATAGGTAATTTGACACCTAATAGTTCGTCTTCCGAATTTAATTCTTGTTCTGTAATTTCTTTAGTGTAAGATTTTACAATGTCTTCCTTTTTAAGGATTGACCTAGCCCATGCCTGACCAGCAGAGCCACCCCAAAGTAACCACGCAATAGTTCCTGCAGTAGGACCACCATCGGGCATCTTCTTCTTTGGAGCATAGTTTTTCTCATGGCGACTGAAGAAAGAGTACATTCTTTTCACAGTGTCTAAACTTAGGCTACCGTTGATAATATCTCTTGCTCTAGCTACACCAGAACCTATACCTGCGTCACTGGCTTGAGATGCGCTTAAGCCGCCTCTGTTCCATTTTTCACGAAGAGCTAAACCTCTACGTGCATTATTACGCATAGCATCTGTGGGAGCAAAACTCTTAGCTTTATTTAATTGTTCCATGCTCACCTCTTTATAAGTATATAAACATAATTATATCACAATTTTCGTAAGAAATCAAGTGAAATGTATTAATCGCCTACAATTTGTAGCATTAATCGCTCTAATTCAGCAATTCTTTTCTCTAGTTTGACAACTAAAGCTTCAAGTTGAGATACTGTCATTTCATTCTCTTACCGTTTAACCAGATAGTTGCAGAGGCCCGAATACCAGAAGTAACTGGCGTAACACGGTGCTCAAGCAATGAGGGGAATGCAATAATAGTCCCCTTCTCTAGTGGCGCAGTATATTCTTGATATAGTCTAACTAAGAACTCCCCACCTTCAAATTCCGATGGGTCGTTCAATAAACAAACAGCTGTAACCTTACGTTCAAAAGGTTTACCTGATAATGGAAAGTTATCCACGTGCCAGTTATAATGTTGATTTTCACCATACTTGGCATACTGGAGGTCTTCATGAAAACTAATCTCGTAGTCCCATCCATTAAGCCTATTAGCTTTTAACGCATGTTCATAAAGAATGCCGCCAAACCAGTGGTCAGGTTCTGCAAAACGAACAGAAGTATCTCTATAAGAATGCGTTACATTCTCTCCAGATTCTCCCATAGCTGCATCTTTAGCTTCGATTAATTCGAACTCTTGTACAGCAATATCACAGACCTCGGAAGGTACTTTACCTAACAACCAGATTGGCAAGTGCATTATTTATTCTCCATTTCGTTTAAACGTTGTTCAAGTTCAACAACTTTCTCTGCTAATTTAATAGCCGACACTAAAGCTGCGTTACCGTAAGCTACAGATAGTGTGCCATCTTTATCCGATAGAACAGCTTGTGCTAGTGCATTTAGTAATGATTGTGCAGAGACACCAACTTGGTCTTTTGCGCCATCAATTCTATCGTAAATACCACTCTTAACTAGGGCTAATTTATAAATAAAATCTTCAGGTAACTCTCTCCAGTTATCCTTTAATTTTTCATCTGAGTACGCTGTAACGTTACCGCCACAAGTTAAGTTTGTACCGTCAAATGTTAAGTTAGCTGAACCAGCTGCCGAACCTGCGTTATTATAAATAACTTGAGTGTTAGCACCACCTACGGGACCAGCGGGACCAGTTGGACCTGTCGGACCTGTCGGACCAGTAGCGCCGTTTGTACCGTTTGTTCCAGCAGGGCCTGTAGGACCTGTCGCACCAGCGGGGCCAGTAGGACCTGTCGGACCTGTTGGACCTGTAGGACCAGTGGCACCTTCTGGAATTGTAAAATTGAAAGTTGCTGCACTAGATGTACCAGAATTGGTAATACTTGCAGCAGAGCCAGCGGGACCTGTTGTAACCGTACCTAATGTAATTGTAGCAGCAGCACCAGCGGGACCTGTTGCACCATCTAAACCAGCGGGACCAGTGGGACCAGTAGGACCAGTTAAACCTTGTATGCCTTGAGGACCAGTAGGCCCTGTTGGACCAGTAGGACCAGTAGAACCTTGAGGGCCTGTATCACCTTGTGGAATGACAAAATCGAATGTCGCTGCACTAGATGTACCAGAGTTTACCACACTTACGGATGTACCAGCCGCACCTGTAGTAACTGTACCAACTGAAATTGTTGCAGCTGCTCCAGCAGCGCCTGTGGGTCCAGTGTTTCCAGTTGCACCCTGAGGGCCTGTAGGACCAGTTGGACCAGTAGCTCCTGTAGCTCCTGTAGGACCAGTTGGACCAGTAGCCCCTTGAGGGCCTGTGTCGCCACGAGGAATAGTAAAATTAAAGGTGGCTGCACTTGATGTGCCAACGTTTGTTACGCTTACCTCTGTACCTGCATTACCTGTAGTAACTGTACCAACTGAAATTGTTGCAGCTGCTCCATCTACACCGTCAGTTCCAGCAGGACCTGTAGGGCCTGTTGGACCTGTTGGACCAGTAGCGCCTTGGATACCTTGAGGACCTGTATCACCTGTTAGACCTTGAGGGCCAGTTGGACCAGTTGGACCTGTAGGACCTGTGGCTCCAGTATCTCCACGAGGGATAGTGAAATTAAGTACCGCATTAATAGAGTCGCCAGAATTTGTAACACTAGCTGAAGTACCAGCTGTACCTGTTGTAGTAGTACCCACAGTAACAGAGGGAGCTGCGCCTACTGCAAATGATGCAATACTGTTATCGGCCTTCTTAAAGAATAATTTACCGTCTGTGTAATTGATTGCTAATTCGCCGTAATCTAAATCACCTGCCACTGGAGCTTTAGATGCTACAGAGGACTTTTTTAGAATAATCTTACTTGCCATAAAGGTCCTTAATAAAGGTAAAGAAAAGGGCGGTAGAAACCGCCCGTATTAATTAATATGTACCACCATCGATATCAGCCCACACGGGGACACCAGAGCCATTGACTTGGAGAATCTTACCACTTGTGCCGATTTCTAATGCTGCTAAGGTATTTGAACCTGAAGCATATAGTATATCACCAGTAGCGTAAGTTGTCAAGCCTGTACCACCCTTTGTAGGTGCAATTGTATCAGCAGACCATGTACCAGTTGAAACAGTACCTAATGTAGTGATACTAGTTTGACCTACATAAGTAGATGCGATATCAATACCGTTAGCTGTTACAGAGATTCTGTCTGCAGTACCAACTACATCGATAACACCAGTAGTAAATGTTAAACCATTACCAGCGACAGTATCAGCTAAATTAACAGCATTAGCGGTAACAGAAATACCAGCACCAGAGCCAATATCAAATGTCGTGCCAGTTAAAACTAAACCATTTCCAGCAACATATGCACCTGAACCTGAGAATTGAACCCAATTCTGACCAGCAAAAGTTGTTATGTAGTGGTTAGCCTGTACCCAACCTGTTTGTGTGTATGTTGTACCTTCTACAACGAATACTGAAGCACCTTTTAATTCAGTGTATGAATCTGCATCAGCAGTGCGAACTAATTCGTAAGTTGTCCCGTTGTCATTATAAACATAAATACCATTCTCAGAATCGGTAGATTGACCTGTTAATAGAATACGGTAACCATCGCCTTCACTAGATGTTAAAGCAGCATGACCATCAATTACCAAAGTAGCTGTAGAACCTGTTAAAGGTACGTTAGAGGTTGCTAGTAAGTTTACAGCTTGTTTAAAAGTTAGACCTGTAACTGCATTATCTACGTAAGCTTTATTAGCTGCATCAGTAGCATTTACTGGAGTAGCGACACCAACAATACGTGAATCTGTTACATCAACAACACCAATGCCATTTGGAACTAAGGTTACGTTACCGTTAGTATCTGTAGCACTAATCGTATTACCGTTAAGGTTTAAATTATCAACAGTTACTTCAGTTAAACCAGCTAATACAGTTGCAGTATTACCTAAAGAAACTTCAGTTGAACCGATTGTGACCTTAGAGTTTGCTAATTGTGTGTTTGATACACCAGCTGTTTTAATTGTAACATCGCCGCCACTTACAGCAAAGCTTGCAGTGTTGAATTTTGCAATACCTTTATTTGTATCACTTGCATCTTCACCAGAAATAGTAATAGTGTTTGTGCTGGCGCTTACTGTTGTATCAATACCTTCGCCACCAACAATATTTAATGTCTCACCGTTGTTGAATACGTCAGGGGTACCTGAATCTGCAGCAATTGTAAATGAAGTTGAAATACTTGCAGTAGATACTTCAGTTACTAAACCTTTTGCGTTTACTGTAACAACAGGGATTGAAGATGTGGAACCAAAAGTACCAGTAGTTGAATTAACTGTGTCTAATGTAACACTAATAGAGGTGTTACCTAGGTTAGTCATAGTGGCAGAACCATCTACGTCACCTGAGATAGTGATAACTGGACTATTAACGGCAAAATCTAATCTGCCATTGGTATCATCATAGGTTACAGCAATACCTGATTCATTATTGTTGGCAACCATTGCGCCTACAATATCTTGTACTCGTTCTTCATGAATACTGACAGCACCATTTGAAGTTGTAAAATCTACTGAATTGAATGAAGCCACACCCTTTGTAGTAGAAGACGCATCAGCTACAGAGAATGTAATAGTATCGTTAGTAACGGCAGTACTGATTGCACCAGTACCTTCAAAAATTAATGAGCCACCAGTACTAAATGTATCGGTACCAGAATTACCAACTAATTCAAATGAACTTGATGGTAAGTTTGTCCATGAAGTTTGACCTGAACCGTTTGTAGTTAAAATCTGACCATTAGAGCCAGAACTTGTGGGCCAGTATTGACCATCTAAAACAACTGAGCCTGAGCCATCAGGTGTTAACTCAACATTACCATTAGCATTCGTTGCACTAATTGTATTACCATTTAAATCTAAGTTATCTACTTTTAAATTGTCGAGTTTCTTATCAGCGTCTGCAATTAGAGCAGAACTAGCTGTTAATACACCCTTATTGTGGTCAAGCATGTCGGTAAAAAACTTACCGCCAATTACAATGTGGTTTACAGCGTTACCAGATGTTTCTGTGCCCATACCGATGTATAAGCGGTCACCACCGTTACTACCATTATCTGTTAAAGCTGAATAAGCTAATTCACCTTGACCTAGGGTAGAAGGATTGCCAGAAACCTCTGAGCGTTTAATTCTTACGATTGAAGCCATAATTTTTCCTTGATTAATAATGCCCTGATTCTAGGCTTTGATTTGTTAGTTGAGTATTTGCAACCCATTTTTGCTCTTGAGCAGAATAGATTAGAAGTGAACCATCTTGTAAATCTGTGATATCTACATCTGGTGCATTACTAATATTTGTTGACGGGCCTTGAGGACCAGTAGGACCTTGTTCACCAGCCGTAATAATTACTGTAGTTAATTCACTCTCTACTACAATCGTTTCAGTACTTGTTTCTACAATAGTATCGGTCATTTAGTTACCTCTGGAATAGCTGAGAAACAACCTTCAATAATTCTATACACATCACCAGTACCTACAAACGTAATTTCAATGTCGTAAACTCCAGCCATAAAGGTAAAGGCTGTAGAAGTACTGGCAGGAATTTCGAGAGCTATTCGCCCTTGTGCTGCATTTGTAACAGTTAGAAGTCCGTTAGTTGATGAAAATTCAGCTAGGACGTTTGTATCCATTACATTCTTTCTAACCTGCATTTTTAATGTACAACCTGTAAGGTCTACTGGCACTGCAGGTGTTCCAGTTTTCCACTGGAAGTTCTTACTAAAAGTAGAACCTTTATAGATAGTTAAATCAATATGGGCTGGTTGCATTTGTTTTCCTTAGAAGACCACTAGTGAAGCACCAGTTGGTCGATAATCAATATAAGCTGTGCCAGTGTCAGTACTAACTATTGCAGCCTTTGGTGTATTTGTGAAACTGTCTGATGTTTGAAAAATAACTGTACCTAATTTAACAAACTCTAAGAATGGTAAGCCAGTTAAGTACTTCAATTCATTCAGCGCACCTGTCTGAGCTTGAGGCTTGTTTTGGTATGTATTTCCTAAAATACCTACGATAGGGTGCTCAATATCATTAGTCGCCAATACGTGAACTAGAAAATATTGATTATTAGGTACTTCGAGTACATCCCATGAGCCGTTGTTGAGCACATTATAAGCACAACGAGAACCAGAAATATACTCTGGAATTGTGTTTGGAGTGATAACTGGATAAGCATTAGCTGTTTTCTTACCCCATACATTACCATGACGATAATAAATGGGTATATGAGCTATTGTCGATAATTCTTGCGGAGCATTATTAGTAATCGTAATTAATAAATCTTCGTCCGCAATATGTCCATCTGAACAAGAAAACTGGCAGTGAGTATTTGCTGACCCGTTGCCATCTGATGAGAAATCACCTAAGGCAAGTCCATTACGATATTGAGCACCAATGGATAAATGTAAGTGCTGGTGAGTAGCTCCATCCATGACCATGCCATGTCTTTCATCGGCAAAATAAACGTGCTTCTGTAAGTCTGCTCTCCAATATACAACGGCTACTAAGGCGGTATTTAAAAATAATTCAGGTGTAGCAGTACTAACTGATTTAAGTTCATTATCTGGATAGTCAAAATAAATAAAATGTACACCAGTAGTATTTTCAATCTGAACTGACTCTGTGTATCTAGTAATTTCATTAGCATGTAGCCAAATATTGAAACCATTTGTCAAGTTTGTAGCTGCAATAGTAAATGTTCGAGTAGTATCATCGAAGCTTAATGTACTTGTAGCCCTAGTCTGAAAACCTGTAGGTTCTTGCATAGCTAAGAAGGGTTTATAATCTTTAGTAATATAAACACTTTGCTCAATATTTTCTTGAACTGCCTTAGTTTTAGAGACTATTTTAGTATTGTCACTCATTAATAATACTAAATGGCCTTGGTTATCAAATTCAGCTGCCTTTATATTAGGTGCAGTTGGAGTTATCTCTGCAGCCTTAGAAACCATATCATAAGGACTTTCGTAGCTACGCACAGCTGCCAGATGAGCTGGAACCTTAGGTGCTACTGCCTTAGGTGGCTGATTCTTTTTCTCTTGTATCTTTACGGCACTAATTCCTGAGAAGATAGCCTCTTCTTCAGTTTGACCTTTAGCTAGAGTAGCATTGGCAGTTTTAGCAAATAACTCTCTTAACGCTAGAGATTTTCCATGCATAGCAGGAACTGTGTTAATTGCATCCCAAGCCATAAGCTCTCCTTTATAAATAAGAATAACCCCGCAACTAAGGCGGGGTATTGATAGAACTATTATATCATAAAAATAGCCATAATTCAAGAGGAATTAGGAATATTTAGCTTTTATAATATCCTCAACGGATTGTTCGACAGACTTCTTAGCAGGTTTCTTAAATGCCTCTTCTGCGTTCTTCATAGCTGCTAGTGAAGCAATACGAGCTTTTTCTTCAGACCCTGTATCTTTTAGCGTCTGATTGAATACTTCGATTGCTACCTTTTGAACAGCGTCCGATTTTTTAGAAGCCCACTGTGGTGGGTTACTTTTTGAATATGGCATATTAACCTGCGTTTTCTAAGTTGTTTGAACTAGTGTCAGTACCTGACGGATTATTAGCTGTACCTTCACCTGCAGTTTTAAAACCATCACCACTTCTGGAAGTTTTAGCTGGAATTAAATCTTGATTAGGTTCTTCGTCTTCTGGTAGAGCATCGATACCGACTGACTCACGAATCCTATTGAGAACATCGCGGTCAACTTCAAGCACAGAAGTACTAGCATAACGTTGGATAGCTTTACTAAATGATTCTAAATCTTCGGTCTGGATATTATCGAAATCCATATAACCCATGCGAGAAGTGTCCCAACCATTCAGTTCATATGTCTGACGAATTAAATCTTCGTTAATAACTTCGGTAATTTTCTTTAGCATTGATTCAGCAGCAGAGCCAGATAATGAACTCTTAATCTGACCTAACGCAAAAGAACCGCCACCCGTTTGACCCATAGTTAATAGGTCTGCGAATAAAGAAGTAAGAATTAAATTCTTGTAATATTCTTTAATCTTCGTAGTGTCCATTGCCTTACTGCCGTTGAGACTTAATAGCTCTAAACTGAATAAAGGCTGGCGCGTATCTTGGTCGTATGCTTGTGGCAAGATTAATGCTGATTGCTGATTAACCTGAAGGTTACGCATTACGTTCTCGTAATATGCGCGAATAGCTTTTTGTTCTGGTGAAGCATCGGCAGCTAAATATTGTGGAGGTAACTTTAGTACTGGTAGACCAGCTAAGTCTTTTGCTACACCGTTAGCTTCAATCTCTTCGATTACACTTAGGAATCTCCACGCTAAGTATGCATCACGTAGTGGTGATTTACCGTATGGGTCACCCTTGTGCTTACCTGCGCGAAATAGCATAATCTTGCTGCGGGGTAGCACGACTGCCTGATTTGAGCGTTGTGAGTAACGATTATATGGGTCACTCACTTGTGTTAGGTCTTGGCGTACACCTAAAATTTCATTACCGTCATCTGAGAATACAAAACGTTGGATTGTTTCTTGATTACGGATAGGTAATTTCTTCCAACCAATCAAACCGTCATTATATTTTGAGCCGTTCTCTTTAGTGCGTCTGCGATAAACTTTTTCGTGTACGGAAAAACCGTAGACGTTTGAGCTTAGTGCATCACTAATGAAATCTGACCATGTTTGACCAGAGAGGTCTTGCATCATTTCATTAATAGCTCTGGCTTGGTCAATTTCAGCAGGAGTAGCATCCTTAGGTGCTTTAAATTTCCAATCAGCCTTGCTAATTAGCGTATCAAATAAAGATAGCGCTGAATTAATAGTCCCATGATAGGACATTTGCTTGTAAGTTTGGATGCTATTCGGAAAGTTTAATTCTTTCTTAATTTCATCTTGAGTTACACCAGCATAGACATTCAAACCTAGGTAACCAGCTTCCGACATTTTAAATCGTTCTGGTGTATCGCCCATTGTGGCTTTCTCGATAGTCTCTTGTTTCTTTGGTCGTGCCATTCAAAGGCTCCTTAGTTAAAGTCCGATAGTTGTAAATTGAGGTAATGCTACATTCATCTGCGGCATACTGTCAAAAGGGTTACTACCTGTTAAATCGGGTAGTGAAAATATAGGTAAGGAATGCTCCTTGTTTAGAAGTAACATACAGTCACTACAGCAGTCCACTTGGTCATCCTTTTTCTTAGGGTCGCCATCGAAAACTTCCAGTTCATCGAAGAAATCTTTATTCCAGTTTGCTTTTACAATATTAACGAAGCCAGCTTGAGCTAAACTTGAGAATGGAGCAAAACGAGTAATTTTAGATTTTACTGGTTTGGTTAATCTACAGACGAAACCCATCTCAGCTAATTTACGCTGTAAGTCTTTTGCATAAGCACCAGCAGCTGCAGCAGGGTCTAGTGGAATTGAGATAATAACGCCTTGACCATCGTGTAATGCGGTCTGAAAGATTAATTTCTCAACTTCGTGTACTCTGTCACGTAATGAAACTACATCCTCTACTGTATAGACCTTAGCATCATCTTTTGATACTAAAATACCACGAGTCCAGTCTGGATTAGGATATTGCTCAGAAGGCTTGCTAAAGGCGAAATCCCACGCTCTGACACGTTGCTTGGCCCTACCATTAGGCAGGTCAACTAAGCCGCACCATTCGCGTTTAAATAAGCCTGAAGACTCTTGACGAGCAAACCATGAACCATCAAGCAGTCTTTCCTTCTCTACGCGAGGTAAAGACATTAAACGGCTGATATAATCTGGTTGAGCTTTTAATAGTGGAGGGTTATCTCGACAAGTTGCACCAATGAATGTAAATGAACTGATACCAGATTCATCGCCTTTACCGTGAACAGTTTCCGCCTCTTGTAAGCTATTATACCACAACATAGTATTGCCTTGGCGGAAGAAGAAACGTTTATCTCCAGTTTTCTCTGGTAATGGAATACCTGTTTGAGGGTCTAAGTAATAGTCCTCTAACCAATGACGTAAGAAACTATTATAGTCGGGGTTAGTCATTAAGAACATCTGAGGTGTGTAGTCTACATAAGCATTACGCATACGTGAGAGTAAGTACACAACCATCTCTTCTTCGAAGTCTGTCGCTTCATCGAAAATAACTAAACTATACTGACCGCCCTTATGGTCGTACATGTTCATTGCGTGTTGCATGTGGCTGAACTTGAGTAAAGCGCCATTAGGGAATACAAGTTCAAGTTCGCGGGTTCTGATACGAAGATTTGGGTAAAGGCTTGTGTAAAGGTTTACGGCTTCGTGCCAGATACTACCGGGTGCAGTGAGCATCTTAGAAGTCCTACGGAAAATAACTCCCGTAGCTCTTGGATGCTGCATGAATTTTAAGGCAATGAGTAACGCAGTATAAGTTTTACCTGAACCCGCTGCTCCACCCGCTAATGTAATAGTGGCATCACTATTTAAGAACATCTCTTGCTTTTTGGATGCTGGTCCGATAACTACTTGGCTACTCATTTAAATCCTTATGTATTTTCGTTAACTACTTTGAGGCTGAAGATTGGAGCATTTTGTTGCTGAATCTCTGTGCCTTCTACTTCTTCTGCATCTTCGCTGTCATATACATCTAATGTAAGTCTGCGATAGTTGTCGAGTAAAATAGTAGCTGCTTTTAATTGGTTTTGATGACTAGCTTCTTTATTCTGCATAATTTCGGCAGCAGAAGTAATAGCCTTAGCAACGTGTGGCTTAATCTTGCGAAGAAGCATAATCAATTCACGTTCTTTTAAGTCACGATTAGTTGGTTTATCTAATGCATTAATCTTTTTAGGACGACCATTAGGATTACCTGATTTACCTTTTTCAAATGCCATATTAAGCCTCTGGAGTTTCTTCAGCTAATTTCTCGGCTACTGCACCTGCAGCTTTACGACCAGAGATACCACCTAATGTACCAACGCCCATGAAGGCAATAGCTTTTAGAATTTCTAGGAAGATAGCATCGATTGGTGCTAATACTGTAGATTGGTCTTCGAAGGCAATGGCCCACATAACACCCATTGCAATTAAGAATACCATTGAAGTGATTGCTTTAACTACGAAAGCCCATACGCGAACTTCGATTTGGTCGGCAGTCATGCCTTTGTAACTATCTAACATATCGTTCCTTATTTATTTTTCTCAAGTTCTTTGAGAAGTTTTTCGTTATATTTAATCATATCGTCAAGTTTCTCTATTTTGATATCAACTTGCTTAGATTTAGATTCTACGACATAATTATTCTTACTGGTATCCATGTACATGCCTAACATAATAGGTGCGGAGATGAATATAGCAATTACCACTGTAGCAGCAGCAATTAATGCAATCACCGATGAGTTATTAGACTTATCCATAGCGCCCACAGTTCTACTAGGAAGATTACTACTAGAAATACCGTAACCAGTTCCAGTTTTATTTGATTTTGAAATTGCTCTCGTAGCCATCTTGTATACGCAGCCTTTTTATTTTGTTCGATACGAGCTAACTCTTGCTGCTCTTGGATAATACCTACACGCTTAACAACCTTTGTATATAAATCACCTAACTCTGGTGGACTTTGATATACCATAGTTTCTCTAATAGTAACCTGAAGCTTTTGAATCTCTATCATCGCATATTCAATATCGATAGCAGAACTCATAAGTTCTTCATAACCCTGCGAATCAGCGGACTTGGCTTCAGCCTCAGCTAGTTTTGCCTGTAGTTGTGACATGCAGCCGAAGAATATTTTTAGTTGAGCTATCAGTTCGATAGTAATTGATAGTTCATCCATCTGAGCGTAGTCAGGCGGTTTACGTTCCTTAGCTGCTTTACTATCTATTTTATCTAAGGCTAAATCAGCTATTTTGGGTTGCTCTTTCGTTTTACTAGGAAATAATTTATTCCATATAAATTTCCAAACGCTTGTAACTTCTTTGGATATACCTTTTACTTCATCAAAGGTTTTCTTTGCTTTCATGACTGTGCCCTTATACTCTTTATAAAGTTCACAGCCTTGTTGGATAGCCGATACTGCAGCATTTGCAGCAGCTAAAATAGCTAACGGCATAAGCCTCTCCTTAAATTAGGTCTGGTTACGATTCCAGAGTGCGCTTTTCGTAGCACCGCATAACGACACGCTATCATTTACCTCAGACTTTGGCAAGAATGAGTGAAGGTTGTTAACCTCCTGTTACCTCGCATATAGTTACGAGGGACGCTCTAACCGTAGCGACACGGACCCTAAGGTAGGTTCGTAATATTCTTAAGCTACTGGCTCAAGCTTTTGTTGATTTTTCAGCATTTCTTGAAATAGGTCGTCAAAATCTAGAGTTGGATTAAATATAACTTCACCTGATATAGTAAACCATTTTTCTGAACCGTCTTCAGCTACCTCTACAATAGAGTATGGTGCGTCATGTACATGATTTCTGTATAAATCAAAAGCAAATTTTGCAACTAATTTATCTCTTTCAGTTTCTGTATCTGTGTAAGTATATGTTCCATCTAATGGATTCAGTACTGCAAATTTTTTCATAATCTCTCCGTTAAGCAATTGCACCATATCTAGTACCAACAGCGTTCCATGTTACAGTATAACCATTTAAAGCTACAGCTTTTCCACCTGCGCCACCTGCACCACGTAAGGTAGTTGTATGCGTAGGTATGCCACCAGTACCACCTGCAGCACCACCAGCGCCTGAATTACATGGGTAAGGGTCACCAGTTGTGCTATAACCAGCACCTCCAGATGCTCCCCATCCACCGCCGCCACCTCCTAGTGTTCTACCAGAGATAACTGGACCGTAACCGGGGGCGTTTGCTACAACAATTCCCTGCCCTCCACCAGAACCAGCACCAGCACCTTGGGCTACTACCCCGCCAGCTTGCGCCCCTGCACCACCAGTACCGGGGAATACTCGCCCACTGCCTCCAGCAGCTGAACCATAGTAAGCACCTTGTGCAGTGGCTGCACCATTACCACCATTACTACCGGGTCCACCTCCTGCACCACCAGCAACTGTTTGTATATTAGCCATCAGATTGTTAGTGTATAAGTTAGCTCCTGCAGTACCACCCGCGCCTGAACCTCCTGGAGCGCCTGAGCCGCCATAACTAGACGTACCACACGCAGTACCGCCACTACCACCGCCTCCACCAATATATGAGTTATTAGTGATAGAGCAGTTTACGCCTAAAGAGATAGCGTTACCACCGGGATTACCCGCATAGCCTCCAGTAATGTTAGCAGTGTTAACAGTTGCTTTACCACCAAAACCTGAGATATAGCCGTTATTAATTAACGTTACACCAGCTGGCCAAGAGCCATCGATAACTAATCCAGCATTAGCTGTTGATGTAGAGTAAATATGGACACCCGAAGCAACAGTAATGGTTGCAGCTGTAGAACCATTCCAACCGTTAGCTAAAGCCCATATTCGTAAGTTCAAGTCGGCCTGATGTGATGAAATAGTGGCATTAAAAGCATTAGCTTTACCATATAAATTACTCATACGAATAGTGCCACTAGCTACGCCAGCTAATGCGCGAACACTGGCTTGACCTAAACTAATAGCGCCTGAAGCCCCAAGTTCTGTACGAACCTGAGACATTGAAATAGCACCTGAAGCTGGTAATGTCATAATTCACCTTTTGTTAAAATTGGTCCGTTCTGTAGGATTCGAACCTACGATATCTCGGCCCCAAACCGAGTGACTTAACCTGACTAGCCTAAAAACGGATATAAATATATTTGGAGGATGAGGTGAGATTCGAACTCACGGACCCTTTCGGACCAACAGGGTTCAAGCCTGTCGCAATCGACCACTCTGCCACCCATCCTAAATTTTATTGGCGTAACGTTCCAGAACGCTGCGCTTATCTGGCAGAAGATATAGGATTCGAACCTATGGGCGGCTGTAAAGCCACCGTCTGTTTAGCAAACAGATGCCATAAACCACTCGACCAATCTTCTATATGGCGAACCGAAAAGGACTTGAACCTCTAACCTTCGGATTTGGAATCCACTGCTCTACC